TTTGCAATAGATACTGCCGAATCTCTTTGAGATGCACTATCTAAAAACATCTCATTGGCAATCATATTAGCATAGTAGGCATTATAATGTGTGTTATATGCAAGGACATCCAGTAGGGTAGATAATGCAGAACCTTCAAAATCATAATCCGTAAATACAGCTTGCCCCTTCAGATAAGTCCTTAGAGTACTTTTAATGGTATCAAAATCTAAATCTGTAATTTGTATATCTGTAGTTGACATTTTATCTTATTCTCTCCAAAAAGAATTCTACTGATTTAGAAGTTTCTGCCTGAATCATTGAAAAATTTATAATTATATCATAACGATGCCGATCTTCATTGGCAAAAACACTCACCGATTCAAGAAAAATTCTAGGTTCGTAGTTATTTAGTGCACCCTCAATTAATGTTTCCAAGGTAGTTGCACTTGTAGGACTTATATTTTCAAAAAGTAAATCCTGCAACCCTGCACCAAAGTTAGGTTGAAATGGTTTTTCGTAACGATCTACCATCAATATATTTTTAATGCTTTGTTTTATAGCATTTTCACCCAATTTAGTTTTAACGTCCAAATTGCTATAAGTTTTAAAATTGAAATCCAAATCAACAAAAGTTGTTGTTTCAAATTTTGATGTTTTTTTATCTAAGGGAGTTTGTATCATGTTAGTCTCCTACTAAAACTGTTTTATCTCCAGTCTTTACTACCGCACCACAAATTGTCCAATCCCCTGCCCTACCACATTTTTGCTTATTAACATATACTGTACTACTACCCTCTTTCAACCAAGGCAAAATACCACCATCAAAATTCGTAGGAGATTCTGGTTCTAATGGGTTTCTTAAATTGATATGTGGCAACCTCAGGTCAAATTGCCTATGCACTCCATGTCCCTCTGTTCCCACTAAAACATCACCACTACCCGCATAAGGACCCACAGGTTTAACAGAACTATGTCCAGTTTTATTTGCTTCCTGTATAGGTTGCTCTTTACTATATGCAACCGAACCGGCATATGTTGGTGCATGGCCACTATCCATATCCACTCGCACTCTAGTTATTGGTCTCATTTTTTATGTTCCTGCTGATAAAGTAATATTTACTTCTGTTCTAACGCCATCATCATTTCTCAATAATGAAAGTTCACCAAATGCTTCAATTTCATTATTCATATTAAAAGGCAAAACCCCATCAGTCAATGGTATATTTGCTGAAGAACCATCAAATCTTGTCAAAGAAAGAATATAATCAACAACATATACCTTCTTTGTAGGATCATAATATACATCTATTGCTGGATAATTATTAAATGCCTGAAATTCATCCCTAACATTATCATGATTCTGTAATACTCTTATTGTAAATTGTTGCTGTGCATGATAAGTTGTACTGTTAGATGATCGCATACCTAAGGTAAAAGTATAATCCTTTTCATGTTGGGCATCAACAGCTGATGTCTCAACTACTGTTTTTATATCCTTATAGTATGCAAATATATTTCCTCGTTTAACATACCCCTTAAAATCGGCATCTTTCTTTGATGTCATTTTATTATTTTCTATCACTTCATTTCTGGGCAATTCAAATGCCTCAAATTCATAATAACCATTTCTATTAATCTTGTCTACATATGGAACAACAATCTTAGTTTTTGTAACACCATTATCATCATATGTCGAAACACTTTCTATTATTCTGGAATCTCCCTGCACATTCTGTAAAATAGAACCTGCAGTAAATACATTTGTTGGATTTGATATTATAGTTGGAGTATGACTAATTTTTTCAACATAAGTAATATCAAGTAACTCCAATTTTGCTGTATTAAATCCCGCCTGTTCAAAATTATAAGACCCTTTATCTTGCCATGTATCAACCGCAAATGCAGTCTTATCAACCTTTCCACTAATACTAGCTCTATCTGTAGATGTGGCCGTAGAATCTACTTTCAATCCTGGAGGCATCTCACCAGAAATAACTTCTATAACACTGTAATCTGATTGGTCATTATTAAATCTAATTTGATATTGAAAATCCCAAACATCACCTTGTGCTCCCCTAGTAGGAACTACCATTGCATTTTTATTTAACCCAAAACCCATTCTAAACTTAGATGGATTTTGATTTAATAGCATCCCAGAACTAATGAATGCAGTTAATACAAATATAAAGACAACGGATTCATCTGCTAATACAAACCTTTCAAAAGGAACATTAGTTGTAGTTCCATTGAACACAATAGGAATATTTTGTATTCCATTGACAGTAGTAAGCGTCAATTGTTGTGTTGTATCATCAGAAAAATTTAAATCTATGTTGGCCATTCTTCATCCGTGTCTAAAATTGCAACTGGGTTTCCATCCTCATCAAAACTAGGATTTAACCAGACTGAATGCTTAACACCATCCTCTCTATCTGGATCATTTCCCTTACCGCTACTTATAAATACATGTTTATCACAGTTAATTTTTAGATTTCCTTTAAAGTTAAATACCATATCAATATTAAAATTGATAACACCATCCTCAAAAGAAATGACACCTTCCTCCATTAATGTATTGAGTGCCTTCAACACCTTTACATTAGGAGTGCTTTGTTCATTCGTAATATTTTTTAATATGTTCACTTCTAACCTCTAATGTCTAATGCCGTCTTTGTTTCAGAACTAACCTTAGCCAAAGCTTCATCTGCCTCGGCCTGCAATGCTACAGGATCTAAACCCTTAATAAGACTAGCAACTGGAACCCCAGCAGGAACAACAAAAGGACTACCAGTATTATGCATTAATGGGCCTGTCGCATTACCAAAAATTGGAGCTTCTGCTATAATACCCATTTTTGCAATCATAGTAATAAACATAGAAGATTCCAAATTTAAGTTTCCAGTTGATGTAATATTTGCAGAACCACCAGTTGTAATATTTGCACTACCTGCAACATTAACAGTAACCGTTCCAGAAATATCTACATTGTTATTACCAACTACAACCTCATAATTATCCCCAACAACTTTAACAACTTTCGTTCCATCTGCCTCAATAACTTCAACAGTGCCAGATTTATGGTGTGTTGCGAGTCGTTCAGCACCAGGAGTATCATCAACTTCGGTTACATGTCCAGATAAACTTTCTACGACTTGATTATATGGAAACTTTGCGCCGTGTGATAGTGATGACTTATCAGCAAAGGGTAAAGATGTATTTGCAACATAACTACCAGAAGTATTACCCCTTGATAAACGATGGGAATTTATTTCACCAACATCCACTTTTTGGTTACTACTGTCATCTTCATTTTTATAACCCAAATCTATAGAATGAGTCATAATAGGTTCCTGTGCATCTTCCCCATCTTGAAAGAAACCCATCACCCAACTTCCCTCAACAGGACCTAATGCAGTTTCACCAGGTCTTGAATTTATAGGATTAGCAGGATAGGCCCAAGGAAGTTCATCATCCTTTATGGCATTTTTATCGTCAGTATGATAACCTAAAATTCTGACTCTACACCTACCAATCTCTAATGGATCATTAACATCCTCTACTCTACCCCGCCACCATACAAATTCAGTTTTCATTTTAATACTTTTTTACCTTTTTCATCTTTTTCTTTTTCTTCATTTTTTTCTTCCACTCTTTAATTTCCCATGCTTCCCAGTGTGGTTGTGGAGTTTCTTCCTTTTCTTCTCTCACTGATGGTGGAAGTGCAACATCTGAAGATGTGGAACCAGTATCACCACCACCCCAAAAATGCATAGTTTCTTTTGAGCGTGGAATATTATCTCTAATCCAATCTAATACATCATGGTTTATTTCGTCCTCGGGTCTCCACGTCTTACCAGCATGTTTCAGTCGTACATATAAAAAATCTTTGACAACTCTGGATCGAGTTGCTGGAACAACATCACCCAACTGAGAATTAGCAACCCTAGCACTCATTCTGGCACCAGAAAAATTATCATCAGATGCTATAGGAGTTTTAACAGCCTGTCTATAAGTTTTCAATGATCGTTTACTAACCCTTTCATCATCTTGGAAAAACACTGTGTGTTCCTGATTATTCAGAATAACAATAATATCCCCATCAACATTCCTAAGATTTCTTGCCTTATTTTTCATTACCTCATACATGGAGTTAAAAGCGCCTTCATGTGTTTGTAATAAAATATCATCAGGAACAACCCTAGAACGACTAGCATTTCTAGCAACTGCCATATGATAACTTGCTAGTACCCATACAATATGTATATTTCTAGGTTCGTAGCCAACCGCAAGTAAACTAGGAATTACATCTGTAATATCTTCTATATCTTTAAATGTAATATCAAATAAAATATTAGGATTTCTTCCACCCTCTCTAACAATACCACCCAATATATTATTTAATGTACGATTTTTAGTATCGTATTTTTTCAACATTCCATGTAAATCGTAAACATCTCTTGGATCACTCAGATCAAAATCTTGCAGGCGTCTACCAGAATCGGCATCTTGTGTTTTAACACCTTTCTTGCCACCAGACTTATCAAACAATTTATCCAGTTCAATGAATAAAGTTTTCCATTCGTCTACATCACGAACTTTAAACTTATTTTTTTCCATGAAATTATCTTGAGCAAATCCCTTTCCAGAACCAGCACCACCAGCCATAAAAACAACTTGCCCATATTTCTTACCCTGATTAAACATAATCAACTTTTCGTTGAGTTGTTCTGGGGTAGTAATTAAATCGGAATAGTTTAGCATGTCCTATTACTCCTTAAATATTTCCTTTGAATAAGAGTCTTTTTGTAATACCAATAAAGTTGTATGTGAATTTGGACTAAATGTATGCTTAATCGAAGTAACCAAATATTTTCCAGAAAGATAGGGATCCCATTTCCAAGAACCATCAGTCTGCCCCGATGGAGTTTTAATATCTACAACATTACCAGTTCTTATATCCAAATCGCCATCAATACCAATCTGTATTCTTAAGTTATTTATTTGTGCAAATTGGGATTTTCTTATCTGTAATATTTTCTCTCTATGTGAATTATAATTTTGCCCCTCATTGTCAAACAACTTAAAATGCTTAGGAACTATATCAATCCTTCCCTGAGGATTGTCAGTATAATCTAAAGAATTATCATTCACTTTAGGTAGCAATATACTCGGATTTAAATGGTTATAATCCGAAAAAGTATCACGATAATTAAAATCCAAAACCTTTGCTTCCCTCTTAATTATATCATGGGTAATAACACGGCTGCTATACATACCATCAAATTGATTTTCCATAACATTAGCCAAATCTTTGACTATAAACTGTCTAATTAATTGATAATCAACTTCAGTTTTAAAAGTAGGAATAGGAATATTAATATAGGTATTATAAACATCATCTTGCATATAAGATTCTAAGGATTTAAATTTATACCCATCAAAGGTTTCAAAAAACCTGAAACTCGCACCTTTGTGGGATGCTGAAATTGCCCGACCCGTAAGCCACTTTAAGGCCTTGAATGGGGACCAGGATGGAATAATAAGATCATGTATAAACTCAGTATCCTCTACCTCAATTTCCTTTTTAGTGTTCAATTCTTTATATACTATTTTCGCAATCTCTGAAATAACTAAGTTCTTATAGGATCGACTGATAGATGTATTTTCACTAATAAAATATTCCTCAGAAGTAAAATTCAAAATATAACCAGAAGTTCCTAAGTTCTCAATACTATAAGAGCCTATAGAATATACCTTAAATTCTAAATCAATTGTTTTTTCAAAAGAATCTTCTAAAGAAATATAAATTTTTTCATTACCAACAATAGGAATTTCAGACATCAAGTTATTTCTATCTGCAATCAATAAGTTTCCAGAAATTGATTCTGTATACATTCCCTCATATAAGGAGAATTCTATAACAGTAGAGACTACATCTAAATTCCATTCAATTCCTGTAAGCTCAGAATAGAGTGAAATTTGTTTTAAATTGTATAGATTAGGAGAAATTAATGGCATTATCTTTCCATTTTAGTTATTAATTCTTGTTCGATTTTTCTAATATTATTAGAATTGACAATAAAAACTTCCCGAAGGGCATTATTTTTTCTACTTTCATATTCAAGGTTTGTAACAGCAGTAGGGACTGTAGAGAATCCACTGGGTAAATTTGAAATTTCATCAGCACTCAGAGTCCTATTAACTATCATCCTTTCAACTGTAGAATCATCATTAGTCCTACTAACCTCATAATATCTAGGGGCATATTTTTCAAAACCAGTTTCTGATATAGAAAACGATTCAAATTGACTAGTAATTAAATAGTCAGTAGTTGTAAAATTACTTGCTCCATTTGTGGTTGGAGTAAGAACATTATAAGTAAAAATTCCCATATTTGGGTCAGCCCCAGTAACCTCTGCAACAACATGAGATGTTATAGTCATATCTGGCAAACTAATATTAACACGATTATCATCATCAACATTCCTCAGAGTGTTTCCTTTCGTAAAATAATCACCTCCAGAAAAACTCCAAACAAAGTTTGGTTTTACATATTCACCAGCACTACCACCAATAACAGATAAACCATTGGCAGCAAGAGGGAAAATATATAAAGTTGCAGTAACACCAGTTTCTACTTCCAACACTTCAATTTTCCTAGATCCTGTTTGTGCCCATGGTTGTAAAGGTCTGGCAGTACCAGAAGTTCCAGTGGCATCCGTAGAATTTTTAGTGAAAACTTCACCCACACTAGGGGATCCGGTTGCCCCAATATTACTCCAATTGGTGTCGCCAAGAGTAACAATCTCATATGGGTAATTTTCAGTTAAATTTCCTGAAGTAAATGCATTCACCGCAGGAAAAGTTCCTACTAAAGGACCAATTACATAATCCTCATTCATAGGAGTATCAGAATAATTAGAAGTTGCTCTAATTAAACCAAACCTATTCGGATATCTTTTATCAACATACTCCTCAAAGGCGGCATAATCCTTAACCCAATCGTGATAAGGATCGACAACATCATTAGCCATCATTAATATCCAATTCTTATAAGGGTCGCCATAAACGGAAGATGCTAACATTTCTGGACGGTTTGCAGAACTTAAAACTTCCTTATAATAATCAGATACATAATCTGTAAAGTCTTTTCGGAAACCA